TCTCATATCCTACTGACATATTCATGTCCTCTCTGAACTTGATGTTGAATTTAGTGAAGTCACCAACAACCAAAGTACCTGCAGTGATGTTGTTTGAAGATACGATAGTCAAACCAGCCAACATCATATTAGCATCCCAAAATGCAGGATAAGTGTACTCACCAGATGATGTCTTAGTCAACTCAATTTTAGCAACATCCTCTGGGTTTAATACAACGTGAGTAGGTTGAAAATTAGCAGCTTGAATCTGAGCCTTAGCAACTCTGATTAAGTCAGAAATGTTTGCTCCTGGGATAGTACCTGCGAATGTACCTGCAGAGAATGCCGGTGCAACAGATAATAAACCATTTAAGTCAACACCACCTGCTCCATTTACTAATGAATAATCAATGTTTTGCTCAATAGCTTCCATCAATTCAGTGTTGATTTCAGATCTAACGAATGATAAGTCAGCCAACATCTCTTTTGAAACCTTGATGTAAGCAGCAATTTTCTTAACTTCCTCAGATACCTCCTCATACTTAACCTCTCCATTGAATTTTGCACCAGCCTCATTTACCCATAGAGTTCCTTCAGCTCCTGGAGTAACGTTTTGAGTTTGTTGGATGTAAGTAACGAATTTTGATGTAGTTGTTCCTACATTAGAAATCTCACGTATTCTACGAATAGGACGTGCAATTCTGTTTACTCCTGGCTCTAATACACTCAATGCAACATTACCAGAGTAATCTCCATCAATTGTAGTGTCAGTCTTAACATCTAATGTAATTCTATGACCTTTCTCGATTGAGTCAGTGATAGCCTTAACATTGTCAGAATAAGTTTTTACTAATGCATCTTTCAATGTCTTAGCTCCTTGAGCCTTAGGTGCATCAACTGCCTTCTCAGACATAGCCTCAATGCGTCCTTCCATTTTTGCAATAGCTTTCTCCATTTCAGAGTTCTTAACTTCGATAGACTTGAAGTTGTCAAGCTCGCTTTTTAATTGAGCAACCTCATCCTTAGTTGGGATAGTTGCAAATTTTTCAGAGAACAAACCGTTGATTTTTTCAACAACTTGCTCAGGTGTTAAATTGTTTTCCATTTTGTTTTTAAATTAAAAAATTAAAGTTTACTAATTACCTCACTCCAATCAAATGCTTTTTGCTCCGGCTCATACAATTCAACAGAATGGCTTTCCGGTTCTGTTTGTGCGAGTAAAGTCAATTGACTTGACAGAAAGTTGGCTTTCATTTCGAGTTCAAACAAACGCTCATCTGACCCCTTTCCATTTGCTAAGGCTTTGATTACTGTTTGTAAATCATCTGAAATCTTATCTATATAAGTTTTTTTAGTTTCGCTTTTCATGATGTCAACCACATTAGTCAACTCATTTGCTCCAAAGGTAACAGCCGAACCCTCCCAAAGTTTTACTTCTTGAAGTAGTGTGAATCCTCCTAATGGATTAGAACTATCCTTTACAAATTTAGTCTTATCAGATACCCTTTGGAATCCTACTGAATGCTCTTTTATGATACCCTCTTGATAATCTCTCCAGGCATCCTCTCCCATTGTTGAGGTGCCTAATCTACCCACAGCAAAGAGTCCATTGTCATCCTCTTGTAACTTACTGAATACTCCGATCTGTTTCTCCCAATCATGGTGCCTTAAGAATGCAATCTTACGATTTGATGCAGCCTGTGGCCCTCTCTCCTGGATGGACTTTTTAAACGCACCCTTTTGGATCACATCATTATCAGAGTCTACATTACCAAACTTTGCCAAATAAACAGCAACCTCCCTTTTGGAAGAGTCCATGTCTTTAATTTCAAAGCCGCTTTTTATCTCATATTTACTCATACTCTTTGTGTTATCGGTCCATGCTGTTGAACATATTGCAAACCTCTGGTCACTGTCATACTCACTGTTCATGCTCTCATCACTCATGCAACGTCCAATGAACTGCTCCTCATTCTCTTCTCCTGTTGGTTTAGGTATTGGCATTTTGTATTGGATTAGTTATCATTGAATTTGCTGTCACAGGATCATATCCATAGTAGTTAACCAATGTATTTACAGCTGTTTGTCTATCCATCTGGCCACTACTTACAGCGGCATTGAGTCCTATTATACCATCCAACCCTCCGACTGTTCCCTTGAGATTAGTCTGAGCCTGTGCCAATGCAGCTGCCTGTGCCTCTGTCCTATCTTGTTTCTGTAACTCAATATCGAACTCCTCTGCATATTGCTGTTGAGTAATCACTCCATCTCTAAGCATAACTGACCATGTATCAACCTTTGTCTTTTCTGCCTGAGCTTTTACTTGCTCATCATCTTGAAGTATTGGCAGATGTTGAAAGTTAGCCTGTAGATAATACTCACCTTGCAATCCCCATTGAGCTATCATTGAATCATACATCTGTTGAGTCTCTGGAATGATTGTATCAGTGTAAGCCATACGGATTGAATCCCTCACATTGCTGAATGTCGCACCCTTTTCACTTGAGAATAGGTTGTAATTCAATCCAAATGCATCAATGATAGCCAACTTATCCTCTGTTAACTCCTCAAATAACATGAGATCTCTTGTTGGATAACTCATCGGTTGCCAGTTCACATTGGACTCAGTGATTATTAACTCATCTTTTTGACGTCTATACCAGTCTTTTTGTATCTTTTGTCTCTCCTCTGGTGTCATTGGAATAGCTCCTCCCATGTCATTACTCTGAGCAGATAAGATACCAATAGCCCCTAAGTTCTCAAGTAATACATTACGCTTGTTATAACTGGCCATGATGTTTGACAGTGGTAATCTGAGTGAGTCAATGCGAGATATTGGTCTGACTATGTTCATACCATCTGCAGTTGTCAAATAGATTGAATCCTCTAATTGAATTGTCTCTTTGGAACCATCATCATAAGTGAATACAAACGAATCAATGAGGTCATTGATCTCCATTTGCTTTAATTTCTTACCACTTAGATTGATTTTTATCTTATTGTTTGGTAGTGTTATAATCAAATTACGCTGTCCAAAGGACCTCACAGGGCAGTAAGCAACAACATTAGAGTATAAAGCATCCTGTACACTCATTGAATAGACTACATCTGACCATGATTGAACTCCATTAGGCTTAGTGATTAGGTCATTTATCCAGTGATCAGTGACTAAGTTACCCTCTTTATCAAATAATGTTGGCACATTAGAGCTCATCATAGTGGCTCTCTTGTTAATAACTGACCTTAACTCTGGTATATCAATGAATAACCTCCATGCATCCCCAGTATCAAGCCATACAGCCTCTTTTTTACCCCATATCTGCACTGCAGGGGGGAATATTTGACGCGTTAAGTTTCTATAACGGTCTGTATTAGCGTAATTATCAACGAACGCACTAAGAAAATTGAATGCCATTCAATATTGTTTTGGCAAATGTAATCATTATTTTAATACAAAAAAGGGGGTTTAAATTATGCCAGCTGTCTAAACATGGATTGAGCGAAGATTGATAAACCAGCAAGGCAATCCGGTGCATCATCATTCTTATTCTTACCTTCCTTACTGAAATGGAGTACATTCTGGATAAACAACTCACATTCAGGAGTGCCATTGTTAACAAATGTAATCCTTTGCTGTATCCATACTGACTGCATGATGATGCGTGTTATCTTATTCACTGAGTTATGCACCGGCAATATCCTGCTTTTGGTTATCTTTTGCAATCCCCTTGCAAACATAGCTCCCATACTGTTGGACTCCACCCTGCAATAGGTTACGTTCCACTTGGCACACTTCTCTGCTATCAATGGCATGGTGATGTCAGTGTTTGACTTGTTGAATACATAATCAACCAGATAGAACTCATTGCCTGCCACTGCCAGTATTGCGAATGCAGTGAAGTCAGCCCCGGCATCTGCCACATCACAGTAAGCAATGCACCCCTGGACCTTATCTTTGATGCTGTTGAACTCAGTTAGTGGAATAGTTTTGAGGTCATTGAATAACCTACCTTGAATATCAACAGGTGATTGCATGTACTCTGCCTCCCAAATGGATGGCTCAGTTCGTTTTTTCTTATCCAGATACTCATCTGTTGTCATCACTGACTCACAAAATGAGCGGCCATCTATCAATGCAGGGATAACAATAGACTTATCATACATCCCATCATTCATTTGCCTACCTATCACATCATTCAAACTCCATCGAGTACCTATGTCAATCCTCTTACATCCACTCTCAAAGCGGCTGTCATGTGTTGCCTCCTTCCATTGGATGATGCGTTCATTCTGAGTGTCTGACAATGCCTGTTCTAATCCTGTGTAAAGGTCATCGGTTACTGCAATATTATCTGCTCCAAATCCAATGATAGTACCTCCAACCCCTGCACCAAAATAACTCACTTGCTTAGCTGAATTAGTGTTCCATCCTTGAAGGTTTGCCTTATCCTCACTCAGTTGAACGTTAGGGAATACCTGTTTGAACTTATCACTCTTGACTATGTTTCTGACATCATAAGAGAACTTGAGATATAGTGTTGCTGTACATGCGTTTCTCATCACTGACCTTGCCGGGTTCCTGCCAATGGTCCATGCACAAAACAATGAACTGACATAGGACTTCCCTGCCCTTGGTGGCATGGATACACTTAAAGACTTAATCTTATTATCCTCTATCTCTTGGAATG